GGGAAACATAGCTTAATCCGTTTGCAATAGGGTTGTACTTATCCACCTTTTCAAGTTGAAAATAGTGATTCCCTACCTTGATGATCTTGCGAAAATCAAGGTTCATGATATCGGTAGGTGTTAGGTAGAAATAGCCCTCAAGTAGTCTACTATTCGGATCTCCAATTGCATCAATTAGACCCTTGTAGTATTGGGTGTATAGGTTCGTGTTCTGAGGGTATACACCTATACTGAAATACACCTCTTCAGGTGCAGCAAATAGCACATCATTGGTAGGCTCTACAGGGTTATCCAAATGACCTGCATAAGGGTAGGTATTGTATGCCACATTCCCTGAAGCATACCCGATATTCCAAGGGGTAGGGCTAGGCACACCTGGGAGGAAGAAGGCTATTCTTGGCTTAAAGTTGTCAGGCACTTTCACCCCATTCTCTACCTTGTACAAGTGAATCATGATTCGCCCTGCTACCTGCTCACGCATGACAGGAGGGGAGAAGATCACCTTGACAGTCTTTGTGTCTAGAATGAAATCATTTGGCACTTCATTCCTGCTTTCCCCGTAGGCCTTATTGAATTTAGTTCTGTAGGATTCACTCCAATAGTCATTGTCATTCTCAAAGGTCAGTCTGTACTCCTTGGCTGTTAATTCGCTCAAAGGGGTGATGGTTATCTGCTGACCTACATCCAATTTATCAGACCAATCAAGTGCCTGATCTTTGAATGTTTGGTAGAATTCATTGTAGGGGATAATCTCTAGGACATTTGTCCGAAGCCTGTCCTGCGTTATATACAAATTGTACATCGAGATGATTGACTTCAAGAAATCCCTTTGCTTCATGCTTTTTGGCAAAGTGTACTTGATCTTCATGGTGTCACCTTCCTCCAATTCCACAGCCACAGGGACAGTATTACCTATTTTAAAAGTACCCCCTGGCTGAATCACTACTTCTGTCTGAAGTTGGGTATTTGTCCCCGATCCTGCAATCTCACCTGTCAATCTGATCTCAAAATAATCATTTGTCGCAAGGGTAATCCCATCACTTATGGATACATCCCAAGCAAAGATTTGACCTGCTGAAATGAAGGAAACTAGTCTTGAAGTATATAGCACCTCAGATCCGTTCTTCAAAACAGAGACAGTCCAAACATTATCTGTATACCCCTGCAAGGCTTCCAAGAATATCCTAAAATTCAGGTTCAATCCTGTGCTTAATCCTTGTGCCTTTGTCCATCTAAATCTAGTCCCTGAGTTCTGAACCTGAAACCCTGAAGCCTCAACATTGGTGAAGGAAAGTAGGTGACTGAAGTCAGGATCTGTGGTGATCTCCTGCTGAAATAGATTGGTAGTCTGTGAAAGCAGGGTAGTAGATTCTCTAGTGATGGTCTTCTCTGCCGTGATCAGAACTAACTTCCTGAAGTAGAATGAATCAAAGATTGGTGCTGTGATTTGAAACCCTGCCTGATCAAAGATTCTTGATAGTATCTCAGATACAAAAACAGCAGGTTTGAAGTTCTTGATGGGATAGGTGATTGAATCAGTAGAATAGCCGTAATCAACCAAGGGATAGACATAGTTAGTGCCACCTTGTACATAGTCAGTCCTAGCCCATGATGCTTCAATATTTGTCCTGTTAAAAGTATGGTCATAGTCATCAAAATTCAGATCTGCAAGAGTCTTGTCACCTAGTTCATGCAAGATGTCCCGAAGTCTACCAAACACATTCACCTCATAGGTCACATTCCCTCCTGTGTTATTGATCTTCATCATCCTGATAACACCATCAAAGATTTTGACATTCTCTAGGAAGATTTGTGCTTTCGCCTGTTTGGCAGGGTTAAAGTTTGCACCTATGTTCACATCCATTTCATAGTAATCATTGCTCACCGAAATGTCAAAGATGTTACCAAAAAGCCCCTGGTTCTTTGAAGTGGAAGGAAGTGTTATTGTCTTTGAATAGGAAGTATTCCTCCTTTCAATGTCAGTCACATCCGCCACCGAATAGGTAAATTCAACATCAATATCACCAAGGGTATCTACTTCAATACCTTCTACAAATAGTCTAGCACTCATATTACCTGCCGATTGTTTTCAAGCCCAAATTCAAGGTCTATTTCCAAGTTGAATAGTTTATCAGATGCTGTCTTCTTGATCTCGTAGGATGTCGGATTTGGCTTCACAGGAATCCAAGATGGCCTGATGTAGTTATCATTCACCAGGTTCAAATACACCAAAGGGGAAGAGTACAGTTCCCTGATCAATTCGCTCTGAACATCATTCAGGTAGTCAGAGATCACCTTCCAGGATTGAGTCTCTTTTGTGAAATAAACTGGGTTCACATTCTTGACCACTACCCCATTTGCCTCATAGATGCTGCCGTTGTAGTCCCTCTTATAGCCCTTCTTCTCAATGCTTAAAGTGGTCTTATTCACTAGGTCAAAATTGAAGAAGTCAAAAGTGCCGTACTTGTTAAGGTAGGCAATTCTCATAGGATCAAACTTTCCACAGGCTTGGGTGTACATGGTTGCAAATTTGTATCTTCTTGCAGATCCGTTATTCCAATTCACGAATAACTGAATAGATGCAATACTACCGCCATATGTCAAAGGTGTGATCTGAAAGTAGGACACCTGTGGCACACCACCAATCCCCGAAGGATTAATATAGTAGGTTTGGGTAGTAGCATTCTGATAGGTCACAAGCAGTTCTACATTTGTCATGTAGCCTGTATTGATGAACCCGAATACCTGTGCATCCGTTTCTCTTACCTTGATTGTGTCCCATGCCGTCAATGGCTTGTATGTGGTATTGCTTACCCCGTTATATAGGTTCACATCTGCATACCAATCATCCAATTCTAGCAAAGGAAAAGCCCCTGCAAAGCCGTACTTCACAGAAGATACTACCTCACTATCTAGCACTATCACATATTCCCCATCAATCTCATAGTACTCATAGCACTTCAGGTAGAAAGGCTTCATGATATTGGTGCTGTTGGATGTGGTAGCCGTCTCATAGAATCCCTTGCTGTAGCTGAATTGAGTGCTTACAAATTTGGATACATCAAACTCCACAGCATCTGAAGGATCAGCAGGGCTGTCATAGTATGCAGTAGTGATCAGGTCATCATTCCCGTCATAGACCTTGACCACATATTTGAAGCCTACCTCGTTTGCATTGGTAGATACTATCTGATAGTTGATCCTATTGAAAGCAGGAAGGATGCTGATTGATGGCTGTGTGAGAGTTATCATTTTGAAACTTTTAGAATGAGTGAATCTGTGCCAATGGTTTGAATGTCTACATTGAATTCAGGGGTAGCTTCATCTATTGACTTCTTAATGAACTGCCTTCCTTCAATACCATATTTCTTGATATAGTAGGCTAGTCTTTGGGCTGAAGTGGAGATCTGAGGAAGCATCTGTCTACCTTCTATCAAGTTGGTAGCATCTATCTCCATGTTCTTCCTTTGCATCCATCCCTGTAATTGTTGCAAGGCTTCAGGAGGCATTCCGTAGGTCTTGAATTGGTAGAAGTTCCCGTCTACATTCTTGTAGGTCTTTCGCTTGTTTTGGATACCCCTAACACCCTTATCTATGTAGTCGGCTTAGTCTACCCCTACTTTGATTTCAAGCCTGTATCCTGTCTTGGTTTCCTTTACACCAAGCACCGAATAAGAGGATGCAAGTTTACCACTATCAGCAGGTGAATTCTTAGCAAGGTTTAAAACTAGATTTGCACCTAGTTTTTCCAATGCTGAACTCACTTTTTCTACAAGAGTCTTTTCCACATCAGCAATGTATTCATTGCCTTTGAGTCTCCTACCCCCTATGACTACATCTGCTACTTTAGCTTTTGTTGCAACGACCATTTTTTATATTGAAGTTCTTTGTCCTTGTTGTAATCTTTTAAATATGCCAATGTATTCAGGTACTCTACTACTGCCAAATCAAAGGCTGCACTTACGCTAATATTTTGGAAGTCTGCCACCTGCTTAGTGGAATAGACCCACCCCCATCTCTCCATAAATCCACTGCCTTCTTCGCTAGATCCTGATTTATCATTGAAGAGATTATGGTATCGGCTATTAATTCGTTGAATAATTGACAAAAAAAAAGCATACACCCATACACATCTAGGAACTTTGCATCTAGCAAATCTTCCGCCACCACATCATGAGGAATCTTCCCATAGGGTTGATAGCGTTTGCCTTCCATAGGTAGAAAGAAACAGGCAGCTATCTTATTCAACTGCATGATCTCCCCACTGAATGCTAGGATATCAATGTACTGACCTGCTGTGATCTCGTGCAATTCATGCACAAACTTGTACCGCTTATCCCCTACCTGCAAGAAGTCCACAGGCTTCGCTTCAGGCATATTGTCAAAGAAAGAAAGTTTCTCCCCGTATTCGGTGATCAGATCCCTGTACTTGAATGAATCATAGTAGCTTTCAGGCTTACCCTCCACAATGGAAAGCATCTTTTGCTGCTTCTCAATGATATTCAAATTCGCATTTAATTCGATATCATAGAGGCTGATGAATTGACCTACTGTAAGTTTATCCCACATAGCTAGAAATATATTTATTTGGTTTCGTGTATTTATCTGAAAGAGTACTTCCCAAGGTGGCTGTTCGTGATCTTATTCACCACCGAATACCTGAGTGCATCCAAGGCATGGTTGAAATTGTCTACAGGCTTATTGGTGATCTGCCCGTTTTTATCCTCTATATACTTGTAGTTTCTGAGTTCCTTGATCATGTTGAAACTGCCTTCCATTACATGAAGCCTGTGCCTACGGATGGTGTCTATCCCTAGGTTGATTGATCCCTTGATGGTAGGCTTTACATTCCATCCCATTCGGTAGATCTCCTCTATTGACTTTGGCTCTGCCGAATCCGCAAAGATTTCTGTGGCTCTATCTAGGCCTAGCACCTTCATCTCATTGGCTATGTCCTGATTGGTCATGCCTGTCCTGTAGATCAGTTCTTCAGTGTACATATCATCACCTAGCAGGTAGGTTCTGACCAAAGATGTAGGATCATTTGAGAATCCGAAGTCAAGCCCATAGGATACTAACTTTGCTTCCTTTGGTATCTCCTTGCAAGTTTGGAAGGTGTAGACTAGTGACCTGCTTTGTCCCCTTTCACCTAGGCCATAGACCCTCCAATAGTTTTCATCTATCTCCTTGAGTCTTTCGATCTCTTGCCTGATCACATCCCCCAGGAAGGGATTATCCTTGTATGTGGTCTGATAGAATTCTACATCACTACGGGTAAGCACTTGGTCATAGATCCAATGAAACTCCTCAGATGGGTTATAGTCTAGGATGACCTTTTCATTCGTTCTAAAAAGTAGCTGCTGCCAATCTTCCTGACTTAGTTCATTGGCCTCATTTGCAAATAGCAAGTCCCTCTTTCTACCCCTGATCTTCTGAGGCATGTCAAGGGATATAAACTCAATCACATTGCCATTCAGCCTGTATTCGTTTGCTGTCTTTGAGTGCAGATCCTCTGAGTAGATCTCATGATCCTTGAGTATTTGCAGGAAGTCACGCATGACAGTACCCCTCAAAGCAGGGAATGTCTTTCT